GTAATTTTGTTTGCGTGATGGAACGAATGACAGTGAATCAATCTTCCATCAATAACAAACCCACATCTTACAGTTCCCAGACCCAACCACTCGATGTCGAAAAATGCAATCTGTGCCTTTGATATGTCTAGAGTAATACCAGATGGGCTTGAACTGACATTTCCAAGAAGTGTATCTATGTTCCAGTTTGCTTGCGATACTCTCGTTTCGGTTACTTCACCAGTAACATACGAACGCTCAACAAAATTAAGTGTCGTACCATCTAGTTCAAGATAGATGCCGTTTTGGGCACCAAAGTAACCAACACGCTGGCGGAGGTTTGCCTTAGGCGCATTCATGACGAATGTGTTGAGATTTTGTAGAGACTTACCTGGCTGATAAGAAAAGACCTTAGTTGTTTCGCGTACAATCTCAGCATTTGCTGTCGTAGGAAGATTTAATTCAATTAAGCCAGCGTTGGCATTATGAGTGTAAGTTGTGCCAGCTGTATTAGACGTGACCCACAATCCGTTGTCTCTGAAACGATGTGAGGAATCAAACAGAGTCAAAGGTGTTGACATTCTTGCTCTACCGAAAGCATCAACAGCAACGCCAGATGGATTAGCCACGATAGGATTATTGGAGTTTACAACTTTTCCGCTCTCGTCAGCTAGCATGACGACTTCAAAGATGGTTTTCCCATCAGGAAGATATTGCTGGGTGTCTTTTCTAAACTGTGCCATTACTTTACTCCCATTCCTGCTCTTACATTATTGAACATTTGCATAGCATGTTCTTCTGGAACGCCCTTTGGTATACCTTGTTTGAAAGAATCAAAGTTACCAGATGCAGCATGTTCTCTCATTTTTGATGCAGACATTCCTTCAACACCTTCAGCGTCTGGATCTCTGTCACCAGCAGAAACAACATCAATTTTCTTAAAGTTGAATAAAACTTTGCCACTCTTATCTGGCTTACCGTTGTAGTGGTTTAACAACTTTTGATATTCTGGTACTCTATCGCCACCAGCAACTACTATAGCGTGGTCATGACCAGCTTGATGTAATCTAGAAAGGTGATGTAATAATGTTGGTTGGTCTTTTGACGCTAGAGAAATATTTGTTCCTGGGAAAAACATTCTAGCGTGCGATAGTTTTTGTTCAGGTGTCAGTGGATTTTTCTTAGCATCCTGTGAATGAGAAAGAACTATCTCATGATTAGCGTCATGTTGATCAGCTAAACCTTTAACAGTATCAACTAGAGCGCCGTGGCCAATAGTTGGTGGATTCATTCTACCGAAAGCAAAAACTACTTTACCAGAGCTTTTAGCTGCTGCAGCTTCTGTTATATAACTCTTAAAGCTAATCATTGGAATCCTCCTTGATTACGAAGAAAGTTTTGTCTAGAGAATTCGTCACGATCAACGAACTTAGTCATATTACCAGTTTTATCTACAGCCACAGCGCCTTCAGGTCCAGTTTCAACACCATTAATACTATGACCAAAAGGATTGTTTCTAGCCATTACACGAGCTAAAACATTTTTAGCTCTTTGAAGATGACCATGAAGCTCTAACGCTTTTGCGAAGTGGTCGCGGTTATCCATAATGCTTTTAATTTTTTCGCTATGTGCGCGCATTTTACGATCTTTAGCGCCAGCTGTTTTAACTTTTTCTATTTCCTTAGTAGCTTTGTCCGTCAAATGCTTTACATACCCATCAACACTTGGTTTACCGCCAGTTCTGATCATCTGATTTACATGCGCTTCAAGATCAACACCATGACCCTGTAATGCATCAAGAGCTTCAGGCTTCATTCTAGAATATGTTCTTTTAGCTTTATCCATATGTGAATGAAACTCAGTTTGATCTTCAGGAGTATAATTTGCAGGATCAGATCTTATTGTAGGATTGATATTATGAACGTCAGGGTGATTGCGGAAAGATGCTCTTTCTTTGTCAGATAATGGACCAGCGCTCAAATTTCCTAAATCGCCTCTACCTTGGTAATGAGTGTGAGCTACAATACCTAATCTGGCAGCTCTTGCTGCTCTGCCGTCATCGCTATCTTTGTCAGCTGAGTATGTAATAGTGTTAGGTGTGAAGCTAACTTGATTACGCTTAGTTTGAACATCACCAGTTGTATGCATTAAGTCGCCTTGATAGACACCACCTTGCTTTGGCATAACTTTAGGTAGATGTTCTAATGCAGCTTTTAATTTTTCGACTAATCCTGGCGCATGACCATGATTACGTTCAATATCTTCAGGTGTGTAATTTATCTTAGGCTCTTTGTTAAAGGCTGACTTAGTAGCAACAAAGAACTGACCTGTTTTTGGATGTGTACCAAAAACGACTGAAGGTGCACCATCATACTTTGTAGATAAGTGAGTTGTTGATTTCTTACCTAACAAATGATTGTGTACACTGTCAAGGAAGTCAGCAGCCATGCCAGCACCTTCGTTACCATGATGAATAGGAAGATCTTCAAGGTGAGTAAGGTGGGTTAGCTTTTTACCCTCTGTTTGTTCTTCTGCTTCTGTAAGATATTCTGTAAACTTTAACATCAATTGAATCCTTTAGAAAATTCAGCACGGTCTGAATCGCTGTAAAAATTTGAACCATGCGACATGGAACCAGCTAGATTTTGGCTATGTGTTTGATTAGCTCTCCAATCGCCTGATGCTGCTTTGATAGTTGAAAATCTAGTGCTAGGATTTCTTTGAGGTCTAGGTTGTGGTGTTTGTTGTGCAGCTGGTTGAGGTTGAGGGGCAGGAGCTACTGGAGCTGCAGCCTTTTTACGTTTTTTTGATTTAGGTTCGTCAGGAAAATCGCTTTGCGAAACTCTAACTTTAGCAGTAGGTCTTTGGACAGAAGAATCTAAAGCATGCTTTTCAAAAGTATCGCCGTGCTCTCCTGCTGTATCTAGTTCGCCATTATAATGAACACTTGGATGATTTTCGCTTGGTAATACAACAGAACCTCTTGGAGAGGGAACGTGTTTTTCGCCGTAAATAGCAATACGAGCAACAGGCATAGCAGCGCCAGTTTTCTTATGAACAGCGTGGATAGTAACTGTTGCTGGCTCTTTTTCGTTTCTTTGAATGTGGAATTGATGAAAGTTATCCAAATACTGATCTATGTGTTCGTGAAGGTCGTATACTCTGGTGCGATTGTGAGAACCATCATCGTTTAGCTCAGTATGAGTAACTGTAGTAGGATGTTCGCTCGAAGGCACAACCAGTGATCTAACAGCATCTCTCAATCTGCTACCACCATCTTTTTTATCGGCGGCAGACATTGTTTCATAAGCATTACGCATATCTGTGCCATAATTTTTATTACGGCGAGAGTAACTATCTAAAACTTGAGCACGATGCTTTTGTTCAATGGGAGTCAAATTTTCAGGATTTTTTTCTCGAGTAATTCTTTTAACATAACGCTCAGTATTTTCGTCGGTAGGAATTTGCCCGGAAATTTTCTTAATAACTTCTTTGTGATCGTCATTATGTTGAGTCAGTTTCATACCTGATGAATTCTCAAAGGTATTCACGCCCGGATTAGAATAATTAACTGGACTACCTACTTGAGTTACCTTTTCTGACAACCCATGAGGTGCACCATGGTGCAATTCAACCATGTTATCAGCTACAGTTTTTTCAGGTTTAAACCCAAGAAACTTTTCTGGATCTGATTCTTGAGAAGTCCAAGCAACTCTGTTGAATCCTTTTTCTCTGTCATGATGATGCTTACCCGCCAAGAAACGTTCTGTGAGTTCAGCCGAAGTGTCAGATGCTTGAGACATGTTTTTATAGATAGGGTGTTTTTCAAACCTTGATCCGAACTGTTTTTCGGCTAGAGCATTATGAATTTCTTCTGGTCTTTTCCCCTCTACTCTATAAGAATCTGGAAATTCTCTTCCGCCATTATGAAATCTACCTTTTAAAATTTCGAAAATTTTTCCAGCAGTATCACCAGCTTTAAAAGATTCTTCATCACTAGCGGTTTTCTTTTTTTCTATCAAATATTGAAAGAAACTTAGCATACTCAAATCCTTATTTTGAATGAGTGGAATTTTGATTATTTATATAATAAAAAAAGGCGAGCCCTTTCGGACCCGCCTTTGAAATCACCGCAAAACAAGGTTGAGCGGAACCCCACCGTTTTCTCTCAACTATTCCTTTTGACCCTCTATGTCACGTGCCTCAGCGTAATTAAACGCTTTCTTGTTTAACTTTGCGTGGTTTATTTATATAAGTTGATAAGTCACGGAGAAAAAAAGATGGTGTCCAACCATCAAAACCACCGCCAAAATTCAAATGACGAAGAAACTTTCTTGCTTCCAACTCAGTTGAAAATAGACCAACAGTTTGTTCGGTTGTCGTTTCAAGAACCTTATATGATCCAAAGTCGTTAAACATCTTATAATTCATCACTTAACTTCTCCTTTAGGTACACAAGCCAACTTATAGGTATCCCATGCGTATCTAACGCCGAATTTCCTTTCTTCAATAATTTTCAATGCATACATGCAAGCATTGTAGTTATTGAACTCTTGGAAGGTAACAGTTTGACCATTACCTCCAGCACCAGCAAAGTATGATACAACAATAAGAACGTATATCACTTGCTAAAACCATTCATAAAAGCTGTGCTAAGCAAATGATTAGAAATATCAGTAGCAACCATATTACGAATATGTTCTGCTACCTGATATGGGTCTAGTTTTTCATGTATATCGACCCTGACCTCTGTTGTTTGTTTCCTACCATTCAAAGAATAAATTACACCGTAAACATCTTGTAAAGAATGCATATCCACACTCTTGTGAATCTTACATTCAAAATGTGTGTCCTTGACTATAGTAGTTTCAACAACTTTATTACGAGCAGCCTGTTCCATCTCATTGAGGAGTTTAACTGACTCATCAGTTGGTGCTCGTTTTTCAGTAACAGTCACATTAGAAGGACCACGATAACCAGCATCAAAATTATAAGTTCTACCAAAAATACCCATCACTTGAACCCCTCAAAAGCTGCTTTGTTAAATTTCTTCTTTGGTTTAGAACGTTCGAAATCCTCTTCACCAAACTTAGTATTATCCATTACTGGACCATCAAGAAGATCTTCCTGAGCTGACTGTTCTACATCAAAGAGACGCATTTTGCTACGGTCCACCCCAACAATAAACCTACGATCAATATTGGGATCATAGTATCGATTCTTAAGCTGCTTAACCATAATTTGCCCCAGTTCCGCCAGCTCTTCTGTTGAGATAAGTGCAAACATAAAATCAGCTGTGGCTGGGAGTCCAAAGGATTCCGATGTATCTTCCAAACCCACGTCGCTGCTCGAATATCCTGTTCGAGTTGTTTGAGTTGCACTGACGATAGGGACGCCGAACTCAACTGCCAACCCTCGCAACTCTTCTGCGATTGCTTTGACAAGGGTATAAGAATTGACGTTGGCTCCATGACGAATCCTTGATGATGTACAAATGTTTAGATAGTCGATATAGATAATATCAGGCGCAAAGTTTTTCTTAATCTTCAATTCATTAAGAAGGTGACGAAAGTTAGCACTACCAGCACAGGCTGTAGGATATTCCTTGATGACCAACTTACCTTCAGTTTTTCTCTTGAGCCTGTTAATTTTCTTGTCATATGAATCTTTAGGAATCAACTTCAATTCATCAACAGGAATGTCAAGCAAATTAGCGTCAATACGCTCGGCGATGCGCTCTTCTGCCATTTCAAGAGTAATATAAAGAACGTTCAACCCTGCTGTCAAATTAGCAGCAGCACAATGACACATGAACAGCGACTTACCGACACCAGTACCAGCAAGTGCAATGTTCAAAGTTTTCTTTGGCAAACCACCCTGAGTAATCTTATTCAGGTATGAGAGATCGAACGGAATTCTTACTTCTTTGGTATGGTAAAATTCGAAACGAGAGTCTGCGTCTTCAATGAAATCGTGTCCGATATGCGTATCGAAAGATACGCCGAGCGCATCCGAGAGGATTTGCGGAATTGCCCCTTTACTGGTTTTACCAGACTTGTCATCCAAAATTTGAATTGATGCCATGATTGCGTTGTAAACGGCTTTCTCTTGACAAAATTTTTCTGTTTGGTCAATAAGCCACTGGAGTTCCGATGGCTTATCTTCTTTTTTGATTCCTGAGAGTGTATCTTTACAACGCTTGAACGTTTCCTCATTCAAACCTTCCTTGTTAGTAAGATCAATCGCAAGCGCCTCGATAGTAGGAAATGCATTGTAATTCTTCACATAATCGTTGATGAGGTTGTAAACAGTCTTATACGTATAATCCGGAAAATACTCTTCCTTCAGAAAAGGAATTATTTTTCTACCATATTCTTCATTATAAACTAGATTAGTAATAATCAACTGTTCAACTGACATCAAAAATCCTTAATGTTCTTGAAAACTCCAATGGCATAATTTTCAGCAGCATCTTCAACATAACGCAACGACTTGCCAGGATAGAGTATACTATGATAATACCTGTCATTTTCGTAAAAGTCAATCACATACTCTTCGCCGTTGGAAATGACGATAGCCTTCTTAGTTCTATCGTCACTATAAAACTCAGAGATTTCACGCTGCATCTTCATCATCCTTATCTTCCATGATAGAGCCCATAGCAATCTTATACTTTGATTGAATAAAATTAGCGAAGTCAGTTTCCTGGAACATCTTCAACCAGAACTTACCATTATCAACTATATCTGATGCTCGCATGTTTGGAGCGAGCAGTTCTCCTGTTGAGCGATCCACGACCGCATACCATCCAACCTTTGGCTTAGATATGTAACCGCCATCCAAAGCGACATCAAGCAAACCACTCCAACGATTAATTCCTCCCTCGAAAGAAACTGTAATAGGGATCTTAGATTTCTCCTTAACATAGCGCGACTTCTCTACATTGATGACAAAGTGATAGCCTGCAATTTCAGAGCCATCCTTGTCTTGTTGACGACCGAGAATCCAAATATTATCGGCACCATAATAACTACCAGTGCCACCGCCAACAATATCCTTTGGAAACATTCCGATTTCCTTATAGGTGTGATTGATCACAGCCATAGGAATATCCTTTAGTGAAAGATGAGGGGTGATCATTCTAAACAATGACTTGAGCTGCTTTGCTCGTGTCATATCAGCAACGCTCTTCTGGTCGAGCGCATCTTCAACTTCCTTCTTAGAAGCAAGATTGCCGATAGAATCAACAACGATCATAACATGATCACCACGCTCAATATTCTTGAGCTGATTAATGATATCAAACTTCAGTTCCTCGACATCAGTGATAGGTGTATGAACAACTGAATCGAAAGGAATTCCAAATGTCTTGAAGTAAGCCTGAGGAGTACCAAACTCAGAATCGTAAAACAGAATAACACCATCCGGATACTTCTTCAAATAAGAGGAGGCGAGAAGAAGTGCGAAACCAGTTTTAAAATGCTTTGAAGGACCAGCAAGCATTGTAATACCTGGCGTAATACCACCATCCACTGAACCAGAGAGTGCGACATTGATCATCGGCACCGATGTTTGAATCATATCCTTCTTGGTGAAGATCTTACTATTCTCGAGTGTAGCGGTAAGATCGATAGTGCTATTCTTAATCAACTTTTCTTTAAGTGACATGTATTTCTCCTGTATATCAATATGTTATTAGTATATCTTGTATTTGTGTATATGTCAACTGTTAATATATTCGTCCATATCTTTAATGAACTTCTTAATTCTTTTTTCTCTATCTGGCCAAACGATAGTATCCTTTTCTGGATTCTTCATTAGGTTGTTAAGCAATGGCATAATCATCTTACGCAATCCTTGAACCTTATCTTCAGCCTGAGTTGCTTTTGATAACATTTCTTCAGAGTCAGTAAATGTGAATCCGAAGTCATCATCTTCGTTTAATTTCATTGTTGTAAAATCCTCTTTTCGATATGGGCAATTTAGTCGCCCACAATCAGTTTTTGTGTCTTCAAAACAACGGAAGCATCCTCTATCATGGCTCATTAGATATTCCTTGTAAAGTAAACTTCTGTTTTCTTACAGTTTCTTTAATTTCACCAAGACCTCTGTTCATATTACCACCCATTTTAGGAGTAACTGCCTTGTCTAGTATCTTTCTCACTGTATGGTAAGAAACAACATATCTTTCACCGTTTTTAGAAGCATTTCTATACAGCAAACTTACAACAGCGAGGGGTTCCAATCCCCAATTTACAGCGCCACTTCTTTTCACATGTTTACTAACAACTTCATCGATTGTTTTGATCGTTCGTTCAAAATCGACATAGTGTATAAGTTGTTTCTTAGACAAAGAAATCCTCCAGTGTTGAACGATGTTCAACTTCCCAACCAATAACTTCTGCGATAGATTTAAGAGGCTCTAGAAATGCTTTTGTAAATTGGAGCTCTCTGTCTACATATTTATCAAGTCCAAACTCATCAGGCAATTCGTCAGGCGTTGCGATAACTGTGTCACCAATAGGATTAGGTTCCTTCAGATAGGCAAACTTAACCTTATCACCATCTTGAATTGGCGGAATATTTTTGATACCATTCTGGATCAACAACCAATTAAACAAGAGTGAACCCTTCACATGAATAGGTGTACCCTTAATATAAATTTCGCCCTTACCAGTATACTTCTTCATCCCCTTTACGCCACGAGGGAAAGCAACATCTTCAAAGGGCAGCTTCATAAACTGTTCCTTGAAGTCAGCAATAAACTTTTGCAGCGCTGCCTGGTCTTCATTCATAATAATACTAAGAGCTTTCTTAATATTCTCACGGCAAGCATGAGGAGTTGACGAGCGTACAGCCTCAATACCTTGTAGCTTCAACTTCGGCTTATCATATTGAACACCTTCAACGTTCCATGCGTTGAGGATATACATTTTCTTACCACGCCAGATGCCCTTGTTAGCGATAGTTTCACGCTTCATTTGCATCTTCTGCTGATAAGCATTCATCATATCCGCCAACTCTTGATACCAACCATCAAGCTTCGGCTGGATTACCTTTTCGCAAAAAGAATCAATCGCACCTACAATGAACCTTTCATCGTCATTATTAAGTTGCTCTACCATCTTTTCCATGGTGACATAGATAGAGTCAGTATCAGAAGCAATAACATAATCAACGTCATTTGTCTTCATCATTTTGTTAAGGAAAGCATTTATCTTCTGCTCAACCCAACGAATGGATAGCTGACCTGAGGTAGTGATAGCTTCAGCATGATTGAAATTAAACCAACGGAAATATTGGTTACCCAACGCACCGTAAGCTGAGTTTAGCTGAATTTTTTTGGCCATCTGCATATTATGATAACGAGCGACCAGCTTTTCGTCTTCAAGGCTTTTAGTTTTCTCGTAACGTTGCTTCGCTTCAATCATCATTTTCTTATACTTTGTGCGATCGTTATACATCTTTTCCATAAGCGCAGGAAGAAATCCTTGCTTTTCTCTAGAATAATAACAACCATTAGCAGTATAAGAAACACCAGCAGCAGAACGATAATTAGCGCCGAACACAGATTTGCCAGTCAACAGTTGATCGATGCTGGGCATATCAGACAATCTACCGCAGAAAGTTTCAGGGCTGATATTATACTGCATGATAAGATGAGGATACAGTGAGTTCAAGTCAAACGAAACAACCCACTTACTCAAGCCGATCTTTGGTTCCTTAACAAAGCCACCAACAAGAGCATCATATGTGCTCTGCTTCTTCATCGGTGGAATAACAATGTTTTGTTCAAGCAGATAATTATGAATAATAATATCCCAAGGACGCACAGTTGTCATAGTGTCATTGTAGTTGACCTTCGCATCATATGCGATAGCCATAACCTGCTCAATGAACTTCAACTTGTCATCTAGCTCCTCGACAAGCATACAGTCATCAATATTATACTCAATGAACTTTTGGAAATTTTTCCTATATAATTCAAGAAGATTGCCATACTCAGAGTAATCAACCTTTCTCTTACCAAGTTCGATTTGCGCAATATAATCAAGCTTATACGATTCCTGATTACCGAAAGTAAACTTACGGTATAGTTGGTAGTAATCAAGCACAGTAACACCAGCGGGAGAATAGCTTTGATTTTGTTTACCTTTAAATTCTACCATTTTTTCATCAAGAATATGCCAAGGCGACAAACGCTTTGCTTGTTTATCGTCAAAGAGAAACTTGATACGATTAACAAGGTAAGGAATGTCAAAGAACTCAATGTTCCAACCAGTGACAATGTCCAAGTCAAGAGCCTGCCAACAGTTGAGAAACTGTAGCATCAATTCATGTTCGTTTTTACACTTGATGTAATTGATAGAGGGATCATTAGTTCTAAACTCGCCACATCCAAATACGAATGATTTACCGCGATATCGAATAGTGATAGCGGTAACTTCCTTATCTGCTTTTTGGATGTTGGGGAAACCTTCGTCGGCAGCACACTCAATATCAATCGTGCCGATCTTTACCAACTTAGGATCGTAATCAATATCACCCTTGAAGTTGTCAAAGATGTAGAGATAGGGGAAAGTGGTCAAGCCATAAATGTCGAAGTTAGAAACTTCCTCGTACTTTTCGATAAAGTCTCTAGCATCACGAACAGAATCAAACTTGAGTTTATCTACACTCTTACCTTCAAGAGTTTTATACTTACCATTTGGTTTATTAATAAAGAGATATGGTTGATAGGCGATAATATCTTTGAAACGCAAACCCATATCGAATCCGCGAACATAGATCTTATCGCCTCGCATGTGAACATTAGTATAAAATCGTGCAGCCATCATACCTCCAACATAACATAAAATATAGTATACTACACTTAAACTTATTTGTCAATTAGTCTGTCAGCGTCGTTAGTTTCTCTAGCTGCTTTTCTAGCAGCTGCTCTTTTTCTTTCAGCAATGCTAGGATCTGAATACGTCATTTGAAGATTCATTGCAGATATACGTTCTTGCGAACGCTGCCAAGAGGTAATACCTAAAATAGCACCCATTGCAAGATGATATAACCCAGCGCCTTGTAATGTTATTGGTAACCATGGTTTTACTTCAGCAATACCTGAAGCTGCTTGAAATATTGGCCACAAAATAGGCGCCACCAAAAAGTCGAATGCACATGTTGCCATGTATAACCAAGCCATTAGTGGGCGCCATTGTGTATTAATGAAGTTCTGGTGCTTTACATCAACAGAAACAAATTTTTGATCGTCTATTTTATCAGGCATCCAATATACTCAAGGCATGCTCATAAAGTTCAATTCTTTCTTGTAGTCCATTGGTGCCGCCATTAATTCTTTTAGTCATAGTAACAATATCACCACGATCAGCTAAACTGTTCAAATTTCGCTTGTCCCAAAACCATGCAGCAGATTCAACTGCACCCTCTGGTGTTTCAAGATATGCAATCGCTTCTTCAAGAGACATTCCCATATCTTCTGCAAACTCAGAATAATTACTCTTGCCTGTTAATTGAATCAAACCACGACCACGAAACATCCATCCTTCACCAGACGATTCAGGTCCGTTACCCATGCGATTACCATAAACACGATTAGCAATCATTTCTGGTTTACGTGCATATTGTGCTGCTGTCTCAGCATTAAAATATTTTTTGAATACTTTCAACAATCCTTGAGAAGAATAGTTTAGATTTTCAACAACATGACGTAGTTGACCAGATTCATGAGCAACTTGTGCTATGAATGCTGCTTGTCTTTTTGGTGTGTTAATTTCATAGTCTTCAAATACTTGAATGAAGCCGTTATAATATTTGGCTACATCTTCTTCGGTAGCATCAGGAAAAGCTTCGTTTAATTGTTCTAATGTTATCATGATACTACCCTCCTTTAAAAGACAGAATAGTATTATTTATCAGAATAATATGCTAAAAATACAGCTGAAGGTATTTCGCCTCTGGTCAAACCAAGCTGCTCTAACTCATTGTCTGAAAGAGCGTACAATTCCATAACTGCTCTGTAAAGCTGCATTGTTTCAACTGCAGTTTCTAAAATAAAATTAATTGTTTTCATTTTTCCTCTAATTAAAAAAGGGGAGACAAGCTCCCCTTGGTTGTTACTTAATATCTACTTTCTTTGGTTTTTTATGATCAGGAATGATATTTTCGAGCCAAAGTTTCAGCATGCCATTGACCAACTCTGCATTCTTTACTTCAACAGTATCAGCAAGAGTAAACTTGCGTGTGAACGCACGATCAGCAATGCCCTTATAGATATAAGAAGTTGGGTTTACTGTTTCATTTGCCATGTCATCCATTGACCATCCACCCTTGATAGTCAAAGTGCCATTGGCTACTTCGATATCGAGATTGTTCTTACCGAAACCAGCAACTGCCATTTCAATGCAGTACTTGTTTTCATCATTCTTAACAATGTTGTATGGGGGATATCCAGGAATTGCCTTTGCGTAGGCTTCGTGGGCTTTTGCCAAATGCTGAATCATCTTATCAGCACCAACGAAAAACTTATCGAAATTAGATGTATTGAATACGTCAGACATTTTTGTCTCCTATAATTAGCGAGGTTAGTTTATGTGCTCCATTAGGCAGCACAACATATTATATAGTTTAGTTTATCCAAAAGTAAATAGTCTCAGTGTAATTTTTTCTTAAAAGTTTCTTCGCATACAACCAATAAATCCATATATTGTGGATCTAAAAGAAATATAGGTTTAATACCAGCTTCTTTATATTCTTCTGCTACTTTAAGCAATCTGCCAAAGCTGTTGTTAGCTTCGCCCATTTTGCGGGAAACTTTATCAGCTTCAATAATAACTTTTTCTGGAACTATTTTGTAATGCATAGCAATATTTAGTCCCAAAGATTTCTGAAATACTTGCCGAACAAACGAAGACCATTATCAATGCGCTTATTCCAAGCATCCATACCTTCACGATCAATCTTAAATGTGTCGTTCGGTCCACACTTCATTTCAGAGTGACCGCCCTCTTTCTTTTCCCAAAGAATGTCGTGTTCGCCAGAATAAAACTGAGAGTCTGACTCTTCATCAACCAACTGCTCAAACGTCCAAATTATTTCATCAAGAATCCAATTCCAACGTTTATGAATAGTGTTGTCCGTGTAACCATTATCAGGTCCAGCTTCTTCAGTAGGACGAAGTTGCTCCGGAACATCAGCATAATCAATGAATGGCGAACCATTCTTTGTATCCCGCAGCTGCTTGAGCATCGGAAGGATAATCAGTGCGAGCGTATGATCCATGCCCCAAGTGTCATAGCGATCAATACGGATCTTGATTTTACGTGCACGCCATTGCTCAAAGCGATTTATGGTCGCGTTGAAAATATCCTGCAGCTTTTCGCTTATACTGTCAATGATACGATCAAGACGATCGTACTTCAACTCATCAACATCCCAGTAGTGGCACTTATACTTTTTAGAAAGATACCAGCGCTGAAAACGATGAGCGTTCCAATGTTTGGCGTATGGTCCAATATATACGCGCATTATAAATAATCCTATTAACGGAGGTTAGCGTTATGTTTGGTTTCAACAAGTATATAGTATACACTGTTATTGTTGCTATAGCAATTAGTATTTTTTCCACCTTTGTTTTAATGTGGCGTAATTCTATTAAACAACAAGCATTACTAGAAGCCAATAACAGACAGTTGAATCAGATAGTAGAAGATCAGCAACGTTTTATCAGACAAATGGATGCTGTAAATGGATTACAGCAACAAACAATTGAGTTGTTAAATAAAAAGAATGACGATCTTAAACAGGATATGGACGCAGTAAAGAAATTCCTAGAGTCAAAAGAGGCGGAAAAGAAAGATCAACCAGCATCTGAAATAGTGAAAGATGTAATCAGAAGATTGAGTAATAGCAAATGAAGAAAGTTATTTTAGTACCATTCGTATTATTGCTTGGTGGTTGTCAAACGACAGTGCCAACTATCACTACCAATCGCTACCAAGTTATAACTCCATCTGCGTCAATGTACAACTGCCCGACCATCAAGGACTTTCCTGATCCTAAGAATCTCACAGATATTCAAGTCGGTAAATTGATCGTGCAGTTGTACGAGAATAACAAGGTTTGCAAAATATCTCTAGATTCTATCAAGACATTTTTGGATTCTGCAAAGGCAAGAATTGAAAGAGGCGAATAAAACTAACGCCAAGGCGGTCCTTCAACCCAACCAACTAGAGATTTACGAGTTCCACCAGTAACTGGTGCTACACGATGATACATTACAGATGGAAAAACAAGCATCTTACCTTTCTGCCTGAACTGTTTCGCATCCCATTCGCGAGCATGTTGAAACTCTAAATTCCCACCTTCATATTCATCAGAGTCAGACAGTTGTAATATAAAAGATAATTTACGATCATAACCTGTATTTTGTGTTGGCCACTTTACATCTTGATGCCAATCATAATGACCATTAGCATTACCATAATATGTGGTGTACTGTAGAGGAAACTTGTCTTCAATAAAGTCGACGTTGAAGAATCTATTAGCCTCGAAAAACTTATCACGAACAAAACGATAAACGTCAGCAAACCTATCGTCTTGGCGATATATCCAACGTAATTCAGAAACTCTAATCTTTTCGTGAACTTGATTATCGAATTTAGCCTCGAGCGGAGGCAACATCTCCGCTCGAGCGATTAAACCACTAACCAAATTTTCTGCTAGTAGTTCTTCGAATAGGTGAAATGATTTATTCATTGACCAACTTAGTCCGTCAACCTTACATGACCAACAATATAGAATCGAGTACCAACCCAGTAACCAAGTTCCCAGGCATTAAGATTGTTGTTCCAGCGCTTCACGAGATTCATAGTCTTTCCTCATCTTGATTGCTTCACGGGTGAAAAACAAAAACAGGTGTCCATAAGTGGCTACGCATGCATTATATCTGAATGAGTTATCGTCAGTTGGATTTTCTTTGTACTCCTTCCAATAAGAGTATACAAACTCTGCTATGTCTTCGAGTTCAAAAAAGTCCAGACCATTTAGGTATTCAACAAACTCCTCTTTGGTAAAAGACATCAGATACGCTCGATCATAGGCTTACCGATGATCTTAAAGCCATTGTAGTTGTTTTGATTGAGATTGCGGATAAATCGCATAGCGTCCTGCAACATCTCAAACTTCGCCTTATGTTCCTTGATGTAACCATTTACATCTTTAACCATATATGCTACTTCGAACATAGTCATCTCCTTTGTAGGACCAGTGACGCTGATCAACTTTATATAGGATACTACAGCTCAAAATAAAAGTAAACAACCAAAAAATATAGACAATAACAACAA